TTAAGGTCTGTCCCTAGATACACGACGCCATGGCCGGAGAACTTAACGCCCGGCGCTTGCCATTGTGCGTCCATCCATTCTTTTAAGCTTGTCATCGTCTTGGCCCCTTTGTTGTGTGGATATGTTACGAATAAGGCCGCGCATGTCAATAGCGCGACCTCTGATCAGATGGTAATGGTTACTTTGGCAAGGAAGCCGCTTTCGTCGATGGTGACGTTCGCCGGTATCTCATGCAGCTTGATATACTCTTTTACGCCCGTTTCCTTTAGCGCGCGTTTTACCATGCCGCCAAACAGGTCACTGTTAGCGTATGACCCATACTTGGAGTGGTTGCGAAACGCCGCCATGTCGCAATGGCGACGCTCTATCGCTGGCACTTTGACCCACCGCCACGCGGGCGTTTCGTCGGCGTTGTATATCGTTTCGACCTTGGCCTTGAAGTTGATGGTTGGCATTGTCTTGTCCCCCTACAGTGTGGATATGTTATCTTTACGCCGATTTGTGGATAGCGTCAAACATTATTTTACGTTGACAATTAAATAGTTGTCGAATCGTCGCGAATCGTTGTTGTGGATTGCCGGCTAAACCCAGGCGGCGCTTGGTGATCGTCAAATCGTCATATCTCTAGGTTGTCTGAATTTTATGGTAAATGTAAACATATATATATAGGACTGCAAAAAGTAATGAGCGACTGAAAACGTCATGGCAATCCGACGATCCGACGTTTTTTGCCCCGCGCCGTCCAGGCGCAAACGCTCTGCATGAACCTAAATCGTCATGACGATCCGACGATCCGCTGGCGCGTGTTCGAACCTTCCAAGTGCATGACGATCCGACGTTTGATTGTCAACTTAACGTAATGGTTTAAGTCTACATTCAATCTGCATCTGAGCCGTTTACATATAGCTGGTTGACATTCAGAGGGAGGGGGGCTGGGCCGAGGGATCTCCTTTAAGAAATACGCAGGTACCGCAGACAATTTTTTTGCAAATTTTTTTTTAATGCTATATAAAAGACTTTATGACGTTTGAATCTTTACCTTACGAACCGCGCAAAATAGAGGCGACAGAAGCCGTCCTAGAGCGCATCTACTTAGCCGCCCGCAAAGGCCTTAAAGGCGACACGCTCGCTTATGCCGCTGGCATGACCCCGACCGAATACCGCAGGCTCGTGCAGTTCGACCCGATTGCGGAGTATGCTGAACAGAAGGGCCGCGCAGAGGGCGAGGCCGAGATGGCCAACGTCTTGCGCGACGCAGCTCTACAGGGTGACACTAAAGCGGCGCTGGACATCCTCAAGCACGTGCATAAATGGACGGCTCCGCAATCCGTGCAGGTGCAGGTCGAGCAGCGCATATCCATCATAGCGGCGCTAGAAGAGGCGCAGCAGCGCGTGATCCAGGGGGAGATATTAGATGCAAGTGCCGATCTACTCAGCGGACGAAGAGCAGAAGCTGATGGCGACGCTATGGTCGGCGCAGGTGAAGAACGACCCGGTAGCGTTCGTGAGGCTGGCGTTCCCGTGGGGTAAACCCGGCACGCCGCTGGAACACTTCACAGGCCCGCGCAAATGGCAGCTTGAGGTCTTGCAAGACCTGCGCGACCACATCAAAACAAACGGCGACCGCGACATCGATCCAGCTACGCTGTCTCGAAACTTCGAAACCTTCCGTATGGCCACGTCATCCGGGCGCGGTATCGGCAAATCCGCGCTCGTCTCATGGCTCGTGATCTGGATGCTGACGACCAGGATCGGCTCGACGACCATCGTGTCGGCCAACTCAGAGGCGCAGCTACGCAGCGTCACCTGGGCCGAGATAACTAAGTGGCTCAGCATGTGCCTTAACAGCCACTGGTTCGAGGTGTCCGCGACGCGAGTGCTGCCGGCCAAGTGGATTGCGGAGCTGGTGGAACGCGACCTGAAGCTGGGCACGCGCTATTGGGGCGTAGAGGGGCGGCTGTGGTCGGCCGAGAACCCTGACAGTTACGCGGGCGTGCATAACTTCGCGGGCGTCATGTTGGTGTTCGACGAGGCGAGCGGTATTGATGACTCTATCTGGGCGGTGGCCAGTGGCTTCTTTACAGAGAACACTCCTAATCGTTTTTGGCTTGCTTTCAGCAACCCCCGCCGTAACAGCGGATACTTCTACGAGTGCTTCAACAGCAAGCGCGAGTTCTGGCGAAACAAGGTTGTTGACGCTAGAAGCGTGGAGGGCACTGATAAGGCAGTCTATCAGCAGATTATCGACGAATACGGCCCCGACAGCGCTCAGGCTCACGTGGAGGTCTACGGAGCCTTCCCGAACGCATCAGATGACCAGTTCATACCGTCATCACTGGTCATGGAGGCGCAGACACGCGCACCACAGAAGGATCAGACAGCGCCGATAATCGTGGGCGTCGACCCGGCGCGGTTCGGGGCGGACGCTACGGTCATCGCCATCCGGCAGGGCCGCGACATCATCGGCATACGCCGCTACAGGGGCGACGACACGATGGAGGTGGTCGGCAGGGTCATTGAGATCATCGAAGAGTTCAGACCCGCGCTGGTGGTGATCGACGAGGGCGGACTAGGCGCGGGCGTCGTCGACCGGTTGAAGGAGCAACGGTATAAGATCCGGGGCGTCAACTTCGGCATGAGATCCACCAAGCCGGTCATGTTCGGGAACAAGCGGGCCGAGATGTGGCACGCCATGCGGGAGTGGCTGAAAACGGCCAGCATCCCAAACGACCGATTCCTCAAGTCCGACCTGACCGGCCCGATGATGAAGCCAGACAGTAAAGGGACTATATTCCTAGAGAGTAAAAAGGACATGAAGGCGCGAGGGCTGGCCAGCCCCGACGCCGCCGACGCTATCGCCGTGACGTTCGCGTATCCTGTGGCGCACCGCGAGGCGCGCGTAGACAACCGACCGCGCGTAAGCTATGGTGGCAACGCAGCCTCTTCAGGATGGATGGGACATTGAGATCACTCTTTAAACCCATGCGGCGTATGTTTCATATGCTCAAGAGAATGGCAGATAGGGCATAAAACTTCGAGGTTAGACATCTCGTTATTAGTCCTATCCCGATCTTTATGATGAACGCCTAATATGCGAGGTTCACTATCGTAACCGCATCGTTCACACTTTATGAGAAGTTGCCGCTTTTCCATCTTCTTGCGAACTGTTGTGAAGGTAGGTTTCCAGACATCTTTAGATGCTTTATTTACGCAAGCGCGCGAGCAATATTTTCGTTTGTGCGACGGCGAATCCATAAATTTTGTGCCGCAATGCGCGCAAGTATGCTCAATGGAACCTTTTCGGTTCATTGCTTTATGGTAGCATTTTGTGCTGCAATATTTGGCTTTATTGGCTCTGCTTGCTATATGCGTAAATTGAGTTCCACATTCTTCGCAAATCGTGGTAGTCTCTTGCCGCGCGTCCAATGCCTGACAGCTTCGGCTACAATAAATAGCCGTATCTTTTCGGTAATTCGCCACTGTAAACAGCGACTTACAATGTTTGCAGGTAATCGTTACTCTTTCGCGGGAGCGAACCGTGCCTTTAGTCAAAAGCGCCTCCAAAAAAGCGTTTAGAGAAAACGTGCGAACAGAGATAAAAGAAGCTAAACGACCTGTCAAGCAGGCCGTCGCCATCGCGTATTCGACGAAGCGCGCTGCGGCTAAGAAGCCGTCCATGAGCAAAGGCAAATCTTGTGGCAAGTGATGATGTCGTAGCGGCCGGTAAGGTCAGCGAGGCCGACGACACGGATCGTCTGGCGACCATGCGTCACCGCTTTACGGTGGCGCAAGCGGCCTATTCTGACTCACGCGAAGACGAGCTAGACGATCTGCGGTTCATGGCAGGCTCGCCGGACAACGCGTGGCAGTGGCCGGCGGACGTGCTGGCGACACGCGGCGCGGTGCAGGGCCAAACGATCAACGCGCGGCCGTGCCTGACGATCAACAAACTGCCGCAGCATGTGCGCCTCGTGACGAACGAGCAACGCCAGAACCGTCCGACTGCGCGGGTCATCCCCGCCGACGACAACGCTGACCCGGAGGTCGCGGAGATCTTCGACGGTATCGTGCGGCACATTGAGTATATGTCCGACGCCGACGTTGCGTATGACACGGCCTGCGACAACCAGGTCACATACGGCGAAGGCTATATCCGCATCCTGACGGAATACACGAAAGAAGACTCTTTCGAGCAGGACATCAAGATCGCTCGCGTCCGTAGCAGCTTTAGCGTCTACATGGACCCGATGATCCAAGACCCATGCGGTCAGGACGCGGAATGGTGTTTCATCACAGAAGACATTCCAAAAGCCGAATACGAGCGCATGTATCCTGACGCGACGCCTGTGACGGGTATGCAGTCGCAGGGTGTGGGCGATCAGACGTTGAGCATGTGGGTCAGCCAAGAGACTGTCCGCATCGCTGAATATTTTTATGTTGAGCATCGCAAGCACAAGCTCAATCTCTACCCGGACAACATCACGGCGTTCGACGGCACGCCGGAGGACAAGCGCCTCAAAGCCGCCTACGGCAAGCCGCTGCGCAGCCGCGAGAGCGACCGTCGCCGGGTCATGTGGATCAAGACCAACGGTTACGAAGTGCTGGAAGAACGTGAGTGGGCGGGTAAATATATCCCCGTGATCC